CGGTTTCGGACCTGATAAAGCTCCATTGCCCTGTGAATCGCTTCATGCAGGAGATCCACCGCCCCACCTGATGCCATCACGAGTTGATACCGGACAAGGTTGAAGATCCTGATTGCATCCTCGTTCTCCGGCATTAAATCCACCCAGCACGTTTCGCATGGCGGCTCTTTTTCTCCGTAGTCTAAACGGCATCGGTCACAGGCTGAAAGCGTGGTCCCGTCTGCCATCTTCAGGATGGATGAAGCTTGATAATCACTAAACTCCACCCATCCGATCAGTTTTTTTCGGCTTGCTCTGCTTGCTGCGCCTGATCCTTCGTCAGCGTTTCGATGGACTCAGCGACGAACCTTGCAAACGTCTGAGAGCGCATCATGAGAAGGACCTTGTTTTCTTTCGTGCAGGGAATCTCCTTCCCCTTGCCGTCGAAGAGGTTTTCCCATGCGACGATGCAGGCATCCCAAAACAGTTCGTTTTGAAGGTCCTCGTTGACCTCTTCATAGGGGAGCCGCGCCGGGGTGCCATCAACCTTCTTGAAATCCACTTTCTTTTTGACGGTCTGCCGCCTGACTTCCTTGAATTCCTCCGGGGTGAGGACGTGAATCTGAATCCGCCCTCCCCCGTCCATCTCGAACCACGTTCCCGCTTTCTGCTCTAAATCAAATACTGTAGGCATAAGCCCCTTTCCTTTCCGCCTTTCGGCTTAGATGAGATACATGAACGCGCCGGAAACCTGCCCGGTGAAATGCGTTTTCGCCAGGTTGTTTCTGTCTGCAGCCACTTCCCCGGCTTCCGTGATCAGAATCGCCCCGCTGGTGCCGATGGTGTAATAGGACGTCGAGTTGATCCAGAAGCGCGGCCCGCTGGTAACGCTATTGATCAGCTTCACGCTGTTCTCCATGCAGGATCGGAGTGTATTCTGCTCCGGATCATCCGGATCCAGATTTGCCCCGGTGATGGAGATCGTCCCGCCGTTTGCGGTCCCGTATTCGAACTGATCAACATCGTCCCCGAATTCGCTTGAATCGTGGGTCTTTCTCGTTCCGCCCGAAATGTTGAAGGCTCCGGACCCCAGGACTTTTGAGGTCGCCCCCAAAGTCACCCTCTGAAATGCCCCGCTCCTCACGCTTGCTCTTCCCGTTCCCATCTTCAGTTACCTCCTGTTTGAAATTCCGATCAGGGCAATAAAAAACGGGACAAGTCGATGTGTCGGCACCGACATGCCCCGTTCGTTATTCTTGCGTCCCGTCCGGGTGATCAGCCCTCGCGGAAACCCTGATTTTTAACTACTGCTTTAAATCCCCCATTGCCGCCCGTTTCTTTTCTTGCGACGCCTTCATTGCCTGATAAAGCCGGTGCGTCTGTTCGTTCACGGCCATCGTGGTCAGGTGCGCCGAAGGAACTGCCGTATCAACAAAAATCTTGTATCCTGCCGCCTTCAGTCCCTGGCAAAATCCGATGTCCTCTCCGATCGTCGCGCCGGTATCGGCATCCTTGACAAACTTGAACCAGGGCCGGGGGAACTTCCGAAAGATGGACGTATCGAACATGAGGCATCCGGCGCCGGTCGCGTCCACTTCAACGAGCTCGCCCTCTTCCCATTCCTCAACGCTTTCATAGCCGCTGATCCGCTCTGTCAATTTCTTCTCCCTGAGCATGAGGGCATCAAAGGGCGGATAACGCCGGAACGTGAGCGCCCCGACAACCGGAAGCTTCCGAGCGAGAAGGCTTGTGATCGTTTTCGGATGGTAGATCATATCAACGTCCATCATGATCAGTTTCGTCGCGCCGATCGCCAGGGCCTTTTCAACAATGTCATTCCGGAGCGTGTCAATCGGTCCATTGTCGCCGTGAATCAGACTGAAAGCGGGTTTCTCCATCTGAATGAAGCTGTATAGAAAATCGGCCTGGATAAACGGAAAGGAACAGGGAATGCCTATTGCTAATCGAAGATTGCTGATCTTCATTTCCGCGCCCTCGCTACAACGTGAGTATGAATGATCATCCGGTTTGCTTCGGTATCTTCGATGCTCACGATTTCGAAGTCAGCCTTTATCCCGTAAAGATTGCGGTATTCAGGATTAGAATAATAAATCCACGAATTCCTATTCCAGAACGAAACATGAGTTGGGTCCTGAAATGCTCCCCGTCCATCCGTTGAGGGCGTCGAGGACTCGAAAACACCGCCCGGTTTTAAAACGCGCCAGATTTCCTCCATGACGCCGATTACTGAGCCGATCGGGATATGTTCCAGGAAGTCATCGGCCCGAACCATGTCAACGGAACTGTCAGGATACGGAAGGCCCCCAACGACCTCACAAAGCAGATCCGGCCCGACCACTTCCCGGTTGTCGATATTGATGAATCCTTCCAGTTTCCGATATCCGCAACCGAGATTCAGGCAAAGGCCTTTCGGAACCGGACTTGAATTTATCTCCTGTCTGCTCCAATAATCGGCGCCCCACTTTTCGGCCAGATGATCATCGTTGCGTTTGCAGATTTCCGCATATTTGACCGCCCCCGCCGCTTCCAGATCGCTGAAGGTCTGAGAGCCTTCATGATGGACATAACAGCCCTCAACAATACCGATCCGATGGCCCTTTTCCCGAGCTCGGAAACAGAAATCAACTTCCTCACCAGAACAAGGCCAAAGGGATTCATCAAAGGGACCGATCTCATCAAAGAGAGATTTCCCGAACATCATGCAAAAACCGATAATGAAATTTACTTCTCTCGGCGGAATATCGCCGATGCTCTCTGTCCAGAACTGAGCCGCCTTATAGAGTTCAGGGATGCTCTCGTATGGTTCGGCCTGGACCCGCTGAAGGCCCGCCGCGTAGTTCGTGACCGGGCCGACGATGGAGAATTCCGAAAGGGCAGAAACAAGCTTTTCCGCCCATCCCGGCGTGACAACAACATCGTTATTCATGAGAACGATTATTTCACCCCACGCCGCCTTGATTCCCTGATTCACCGCAGCCGGGAAGCCCTTGTTTTCGTCGTTCCGGATGACGGTCATTCCGATATCCCCGGTAAAAGGTGCCTTGAAAGCCGGATCGGAACCATTGTCAATAATGATGATTTCACAGTCCTGCGTGTTCTCGCGGATTGCGTTGATACATTCCGCCGTCATGTCTGCCTGATTCAAAACCGGGATAATAATCGAAAGCATTCTTTCCCTTTCTCTCAATTCAATGAGGTCTTGATTTCGTAATCTTCCGCCCAATGCCTGAGTATTGCCTGCCCTGTTCCGACCGTGATGGAGTCCGTCATCGTTACCAGATTGACCCGCCTCATCCATACGAGAGTCGAGCCGGTGATCGAAAGCGAGCATTCGTCAAGCAGCGCCTTCCCGTAACCCTGCATGGTTGAAACTTCCGCCAGCCCTGCCGAGGTCGAGAAGTAAGACAGTTGCAAAAGCGTGTCCTCGTAAACCTCTGTGAACGTCTTGTCCGGAACGCTCGAAATGATCCTGATCACGACATACGGGAAATCCGTTCCGTCCGGTGCCTCATCGGTAAAGATCCGGCCGCCGACATAATTTGACAGGTCGGAACCGGAAAGCTTTGTATAGAGGGCGGTTAATAAGGCCTGCATTATCCTTCCTTCGCCTTGATATCCAACTCTTTACGCTGCATCTTCACGTCGATCGGCTTCCCGATGATGGAGTAATATTTCTGTCCGTGTTTGATCCGCATGGCCGAAGTGATCCCGCCCCGATACCTGATATTGATGTTGTGAATCACGCTGGCGCTGCTCTGCATGGCGATAATAGCCTCATCTGATCGGAGGGTTGTGATTTTCGCCCACACGGAACAGAGATCATTCCAGGTATCCGCAAAGCCGCCCATTCCGTCAGAGACGCGGGTTTTGTACTGGAAAACTATAAACTGATCTCTTTCGCCTGTGCGGGTCATTCAATTTCCCTCAAGAGGTCCATCATGTTCCGCTGATTCTCCATCTCGATCATTACAAGCTTTTTCATTTCGGGAGAAATTACCGGGTCAGCAAGAACAGCTTCCCCGGCTTCCATCATTTCTCTGGTCGTGTTTTCGAGATCATCCAGCCCTTGCATTTTTGGCATTGCGCTATCAACCGACCTTTCCGTTTTGTGCGAGAAATACGCAATTCGCCCCCGCAGTCACATTTCATCAGAATTCCTCCCAAAGCCGCGCACTCGCAAGAAGCCTTTCAACTGTCTTGTTTTCAAAATAAATCTGCGCCGATCCAACCGTCTGAGCTTCCCGGTTCTCCCAAAGGTCGGAAATGATCATCTTGAGTGCCGTGACGATCTTCCGGGGAATACTCGCGCCGGTCGCCCCATACCCGCACACGAAGCGGATCTTGATCGGATTCGACGGATAAAGCGTACCGGAGGGCCAGGTCCCGCCATACGGAAGCACGATCCGGCCGCACTGATCGCCGTTCGTCTCAACAAGGTAATCGGTTGCGGTCAAGGTCGTTTCCGTCCCGGCGGTGTCCTTCCAGGAAATCGAGGTCACGCTTGCCAGGTTGCCAAAGGGGAGCTTGAAATAATCGTTTTCAGGCCATTCCTGGAGGTAGTAATCCCAGGTCTGAGTGATCAGCGCCCGCCGGGTAATGTCCTCGACATGCTCCCGCGCGGCCTGAATGATGTCCGTCAAAAGATCATCCTGGGCGGTCGTCGCCGCATTTACGAGGGTCGAGGTTCCGAATTCACAGGCCGCAACAAGAACCCTTGCGACCGTCCGGATATAGGCTTTCGTCCCGGTGTAGGCTTTCTCCTGAATGGTCGTATCGTTCGCCTCTGTTACCTGCGTAAACGCCCCGCCCGTCCAGTCGGCCCAGGTCGCGTTATCGTCGGACTCCTGAATCTTAGTATCCACTGTCCCGCCCGTTCCGTTATTGACAGGCTGCAGGAAGACAACCGCCTCTTTTCCGGCGACGAGGACGGACGCGCCGACGTGGGTCGTGTAATTATTGGCGATCGCATGGGAGCCGGCCGCGATCCCGGTTGAAAGCGTCACGTTATCCGAGAAGGACCCGGAGTCTAAAAGCAGATGCAGTTTCGCCTGCGCTGCGGTGATCGGCTCGACTGCGGGGGCTGAGTAGAGGACGGCTCGCATTTACTCACCTTTCTTCCGGAACACCGGAAACAGATTTGCGAATCCTTCACCAATCGCGTTCAATATTTTGGAGTCGGGATACATGGCCCTTACCGCTCCGTAGAGAATAAGCAGGGCCATCCAGTTTTCCCCCACAAACTTTATAAGCCACTCGTTCGAGTAGATCATGTGTCCTCCTTACGGCGCTGTCATAACCGGCGGTTCGCTCGATGGCCGGATGGCAAACCCGGCGAACCTGTCCAGGAACTTCCACCAGATATTTGCCCGGATTTTCCACATTCCGTCCTCTATGCAGATTTTCCGCATGAGCTCGTCCGCATAATCTCGGTTGCAAGAATCAATCAACCCGAGCCTCATGAGCTGATAAAGTGCATCGTGAACAAGGCTTCCACGCATACAGCTTTTCGTATCGATCGTCGGGCCGCTCGCTCCGTCCCAGGCATAGCCGTTTTTAATAAGGAGAAGACCTGTTTTCGCCAGCCTCAAATATTCCGTTTCAAGATCCTGCTCGGGACGGATATTGGTGTTGATGAAATAATTTTCCGCGAGTTGGTACTTGTACCCCTCTCGGTATTTGATGAAGGCGATCTTGGTCATTTCATCCCCTTTCACTTAAAGAACAGACAGGCAACTGCTGCCGCCAGCAAGACTATAGAAAGACACCACGCCAGGATGAATGCAGAGCCTTTCATATAGTTGATTCCCCATCATCAATAAGCGTCAATGATTTCCAGGTTGAACCGGTCCACGCCCTTGAGCCGCTTCATGAATACTTCGAACGTCGCTCCGCTGTTCAGGACTGCCCGGGCCCCCTTCAGACGCCCGAAGGATGCCCCGAGAAGGATGCACCCCTCTGAGTGTTCCTCAATATTTCCAGAATGGAAGAGGACCGCCGTATGACCTTCACAGATGATCTCGAAAGTGTCAGGCCACTTCTGGCCGTGAAACCGCTTGCAGATATATTTTCCGGCCGGGATGTGAAAGCGTTTCAAATCGGCCGCGTCTGGCTGCAGGGTGCAACAGAAGATTTCCCCGTCGAGGATCAGGACGCCGAGAGCGCCCTGCTCGGTAGTTTCGAGTCTGACGATTTTCGCTTTCATCTTCCGCCGCCGTTCAATCTTTTCGAGATAAGAAGCCGATCAAGTTTTGCGTCCATCGTCTTTATGGTGTCGCACAACTGACCGAATTCGCGGTAATAGGCCTCTTTATCGACCTTCTTTTCCTGAAGCGTTTTAATATCGGCCTTCACTTCAGAGAAAGAACCGCCGAGCGTGTACCCTCCGACAGCGATCAGGAGGACGACCAAGATCCCCGCCAGCCACTTCCACGTTGGATACCTCCCGTTGGGTTCTGATGCCATTTGCCCTCGGCCCCCTCTTTGTGGTATTTACCTCCTGCCGATGGCGTTCCGCGCCTCTACCCTCTGAGGCATGGGAGCTGCTACTCCCCAGGAATGCTGTCGGCGCTTCTTTTTTGGGGAAAGGGGCGTCATGTTGACCGCCCCGCCCCGAAGATTAGGCGTCCACTTCTTCCCATGTGAAGAAGAAGATCAGGCTTGCCGTCGTCGCCTTCGTCGTGTAGGTGCCGACCGTGTATCCCGGGGGGATAACGAGCGAGCCATCCGCTTTGTAAAC